ACTTTGGCCAGACCCTGACAGGGATGTGTCGGTCAACGTCGACGCGCTCAACGTGGCGCGCTCCAATCGCCAGCACGTGATCGATATGCAGGCCCACGCGACGTGGGTCTACAGCGGCACCGTGAGGGAGACGTCGGAGCTCGTCGGCGGTCCTGGGGTCGTGCTCCAAATTGGGTCCGGCGAGACGCTCCAGGCCCAGACGGCCGGCGCGGATCATGCCGCAATCGAGGCCAGCGCGACGAGAGACTTGCAAGAGCTGGGCGTCAGCCGTGGCAACAGCCCCGACGCCTATGCCGTCGAGCCCGGACAAGCACAGTCGGGTGTGTCTCGCATGATCGCCAATGCGCCACACGATCAACGCATCGCCGAGATGCGCCCCGTCTTCGTCGACTTCGAAGAACGCCAACTGTTGCCGATCGTCGTCGACGTCCTGCAACTTTTCGACCCTGACGCACCTGCCGACTTCGGCGACGTCGACCCAAGGTGCAAGTTGTCCAAGGGCAAGGCATACGAGGCGGATACCGAGAAGACCGATCGCGTCTTGGCGCTCAAAGCGGCTGGGATCATCGACGACGCCGACGCTCGCGTGATGCTCGGTCTATCTGCCGACCGTGCAGAAGCCGAGGCCTACCTCGGCCAGACGCGGACCACGATCGCGAGCCTGCCCGGAGCGCTTGCAGGGTCGCCGTTTACGTCGCCACGGGAGACGACTGAGCAATGAGCGGTGCCGCCGCCGCCGGGGTCGTCGCCGATGCCGCCGTCGAGGATCTGCGGCGACTGGAGGCTGCTCTTGAGCGCGATCTTCTGCGTATCCTTCTCTCGCTTGACACGCTCCCCGGCGAGGATTCGCTCGTCCGTCGACAGGCACAAACGTCAGCCGCTGTATTGGCGCAAGTACGGAGCCGCCTCGAGCAAGAGGGCGAGCGGCTCACTGGCGTCGTCGGGCAACGCGCTATCGAGGCTGTCTCTGCTGTGCTTGGCGCACCGCCTGAGACGCTACCGCTCGACGCACGCAAAGAGCTTGACCAGATCGTAAACGGTCAGACCGGCGACGTCGTCAAGACCTTTCGCGCTGCAATCCCAGAGATGCGAGAGGCAGTGGCGCGCGGCATCGCAAGCGGCGGTAGCCTTGCCGACGTCGTCGAGGAAGTACGCCAACGGCTTGCGACGACGTACATTCGGGCAAGCGCCGCGGTCGATTCTGCCATCATGGCCGTCGGTCGTCGCGCCGTTGTCAGCGCCGCTCGCGAGGTCGAGGCGGAACTTGACTTGATCTACGTCTACGTCGGCCCACGCGACGACAAGAACCGGCCGTTCTGCAGGGCATGGGTCGGCAAAGCGGTCACAGACCCGGCGCGCCTCGACAACGGCCAGGGCCTTCCCGTCGAGGACTACTGCGGCGGTTTCAACTGCCGACACTCATGGGCACCGACGACGGTAGAGACGGCCGTGCGAGAGGGGATAGATATTTATCGTCCCGACGGGTCGAAGCTGATTATCGACGTCGAAACGATGGCCATCATGAGGTGACGCATGGGCATCACGACCAAGCGGAGCGGGACACCAGTCAAGTTTGACGCCGTCAAGGCAGCCAAAGTGATCAGCGCGTTCGTCCCCGGCGCGATTCTGTTGCGCACAGCTCAAGGCAAGTCGACGACGGGGAACGCGTTTGCGCCATACAGTGACAGCTACCGTAGGACGCTGCAGGCGATGAACGAGGATCAGAAGGTCGATCTCCGTCTCACCGGTGGCCTTCTCAACAGCATCAAGGTGCGAGACACCGTTACCGCGGCCGACTACGTCAAGGTGACGATCGCACCTGACAACGGCACGTCGGCGCAAGTCGTCCCGAAAAACAAGAAAATGCGCAAAACCGGCGAGCGCGGCCCGCCGCACAACGTGCTCGGATATTGGATTCACCACGGTATCGGCATGCCGGCGAGGCCCTTCATGGGCCTCACCAAAGAGCAAGAAGCCGAGCTCTACCGGCTGCTTGGCAAGGCCAGAATCTTCGGGTGACGGGCCTAGCGTTCTGCTGTCAACTGCAATATAGTGCAGTCCATGCAGCGCGTCCTAGTCGGGTCAACCGAGTCGATCCTGAGCTATCCTCGGCTCTCCGACGACGTCGGCATCTCGACTGGCGTGCCCTCCGACCCCGCCACGGCGCGGCGCATCTCGTCGCAGTACCCTGACGCCGACGGTGTCTACGTCGCGGCAACGATTGACTCTCTGTCGACGACGACGCAGGGAGCCTGCAGCGAAGGCGACGACAGGATCCCGCTCGCGGCGTCGGTCGCCATCGTGGCCGGTCGACGGTATCTGGTCACCGACTCGGCCAGCGCTCGGCCGGTGGTGGTTGTCGCGGCCCGTGGCGGCACCCTAGCCACGCTGTGGCTCGCTGAGCCCCTGCCATGCGACCTCGGCCACGCGTCAAGTGTGCGCGGTTTTGCGGTGTCTGTGGGGCTCGATGCCATCCAAACCTCGGAGCCCGGCGCTGGCTATGTGCTCTTCAGGGCCACCGTCGACGGCATCGTCCGCGAATGGGACGAGCCGTTCCGGGTCGTCCGCCGCATCACGTCGGTGGCGCTGACGCCGACGGAGCTGACACAGTCCTATCCGGTCGTGCGGCAGGTGGCATCGTCGTCAGATCTCACTCTCGAGGAGGCGATCCAAGCATCGTGGCGTATGGTCGTCGTGCCCGCGCTCGCAGCGCGCGGCATCCTCGACGAGGACGTCCTCACCGACGACGTGTTGGTCCCGCTCCATGCGTGCGCAACGGTGCTCCACCTCGTCCGTCAATGGCCGGCGGCACCGAGCGAGTTCGTAGCGCGCATGGAGGCCGCATACGAGCAAATCAAACAGACGACGTGGGACCGGATCGACCTCATCACACGCTCGCAAGATGAAGAGACCCCCGACGTGCCGACGCCTGGTAGCCAGGCTAACCGCTACATGAGGATGACGCGGTGACCTGGCGCGATGCTCGCCGCGCCCTTGTGGCGATTCCGGCGAGTGTCACTCCGTCGGTGGTTGGTCGTGGCTTGCCGGCGAAGTTTTCTCACGACGTCGCGGGCCACGACGAGACAGTCGGATCGCAGTCTCGTCGATGGTGGGCTCGCGTGCTCTCGGGCGCTGGCGAGGGTCCATACCAAGTGCAACAGACGCGGCATCGACTGACCTGGGAGGTCGTCGTCGAATACGTCGACAGCATTGGCGACACGGCGTCAATCGACGAGGCCATCCCCACCGATGCGGCACAGCTCTCGGCGGCATTTGCCAGCGGCTCGAGCTGGGATAGACCGAATAGCGGCATCGTCGCGGTGACGCCAGCAGGCGACAACGTGGCGCCGTATACGGTAGAGCAAGTCAGCGGCGCACGTCGCCTGCGGATGAATCTTGAAGTGAGGTACACGACATGACTGACGTCTCAAGACTCTCGACGCTGCGATACGCGCTGCACACGAACAACACGACGTTTACGGGCACGCCTGGCACGTTGTTTCCGCTGCGCATCACCGACGACGGCGCGAGTTTCCTTCCTCGCAACCGCACGCCAATTCCGCGTGCGTTGCGGTCGCTGTCTGGTCGTCGCTACTCGCACATTCGTGGCGTGCAGGATCTCGCCGACATCACCGTGGCGACGGAGTTCAGGGGGGTCAACAGCAACACCGGTGCCGCCGTCACCGACTGGGAAGCGAAGATGGAGCAAGGCTACTTGCTCGCGTCGTTGTTCGGCGCAGTGGCACCCGCGACGACGGGCGTTGCGCCGACGGTCGCAGCAACCGGTCACACGCCGGCGACTGGTGTGCTTGCTGTTGTCGGCACGACGACGTCCAACGGCCAGGTGATCGGCTTCGCGACGTCCGACGGGTTCGAGGTGGCGCGCATTGCATCGGGTGGCGGCACGACGACGCTCACTCTAGACCATCCCTACACCGGCACGCCGACGACGTCGGCCACCGTGTTTCGTGCGGCGGTCTACTCGGTCTCTGACGCCGTCAGACAACATGTGCATGCGTTTTTCACGGCCGAGGGCAGTGAATGGCGCCGCGACTACTTCGGTTGCGCGCCGATGTCGATGTCTCTCGCACTGCCAAATGCTGGCCTCGTGACGATGTCGTCGGTCTTCTCGCCGACGTCGTTCGCCGATGTCGCCGAGGCCGACCCAGCGCACGCTGAGCCTGTTGCAGGGAGCCCGATCGTCGTCGACGCAGCTCGCGTGTGGTTCGCTGGCTTGAACGTTCTCGCTCGAGACCTGACGATCAGCTACAGCGCCGCTACGCAAGCGCGCACGGCGTCGACGCGGACCAACGGCAAGCTCGGCGGCGTCTCGGGCACCGGCGACGGGAAGGCCTTCACCATCGAGTTCAGCGTCTACGTCGGCGGAGGCGTGCTCGCTGGCGAGCTCCAAGACAGCGCGGGCACGCCGTCGCTCAACGCGTTGATCGGCGACAGCGACTCCAGCGGCACGCCGTCGACGACGCGCAAGGTCTCGCTGCAGTTCGGCTCCGCCGTCGGTGCGTGCGGATACGCATACTTGCCCGAGGCCGATTGCGTGGTGACGACGCAACACACCGACGGGCTCACCGTCGCTCGCGTCGTCGCGACTGGCACCGGCGCTCTTCCTGCTGTCCTTGCTGTCCTCTGAGGTGACCCAATGGCCGTTCGAATCGCTAACACCGTCCGCAACACTCGAGTCGACGCAATCCGCGCGGCGATCGACGCTGGCGCGGGTGCGGGTCTTCTTCGTATCTACAGCGGCTCGAAGCCCGGCACGAAGGGCGCCGCGCCAGCGGGCACCCTGCTCGCTGAGCTCACGTGCGCCGACCCCTGCGGCTCATCGTCGTCTGGCGTGCTGACGTTCACCGTGCCATTCAGCGACACATCGGCGAACGCCACGGGCACGGCAGCGTTTTTCTATCTCGTCGATTCGACGGGCACCTTCGTGTGTGACGGCGATTGCGGCACCTCGGGCAGCGACCTCAACTTGACGACGCTGTCGATCGTCTCGGGCCAGCCGGTGCAGGTCACGAGCTTGACCATCACCGACGGGAACAACTGATATGCCAGATAACGTCGGCTACACACCGGGATCGGGCGCCACGATTGCAGCCGACGACGTCGGTGGCGCGCTGTACCAGCGCGTCAAGCTCGCGACGGGCGCCGACGGGGTCATCGAGGGCGACGTCTC